AGTCAATTACACAAGAACTACCTAAAAACGCCTGACTTCGGAAGGCGTTCGCGGTACACCCTGGTACACCGTAAGTTATTGATTCTATTGAGCTTTTGCCATTTGGTGTACCAGCAAAGAAAACATAGTGGTACACCGGAAACCCGCGCGGTAGCTGTGTTTCGTGGTAGGTGTACCATTTGTACCGGTTAAATGTTGGTTTAAACCACGATTTAATAACTACGGTCCACGGTCCATTACTAAAGCTAACGCAAATCCTGTGGTACACTCGGTACAAAACCCGGCATATGCGAGGAAACGCATACAGCATATAGTTTTGAGGTGTACCAGCACACATAAATATAGCTGGTACAAAGGTGGTACAGCCGGTACACCTTGGAAGCAGACAATGTAACAATCTGCTACTACCTATGTACCACATGTCCACATCAGGTAACCTGATGATAGTAGTCATCAAGGGTGATGATAGTAGTCGGCACACAGCCAAGCCCTAGTTAAGCGCAAAACCCTACCTAAAAGGTAGAGTCTTGCGTTAGGTTTAGTTATCCTGTGCCTCCTTTAGTTCACGCTCTAATTTATCTTGTAGAAGCTTCGTGTAAAATACCTCAAAAGCCTCTTCCGTAGCATCATCGTTAGCAAAGAAGAAAGCTTCTCTGCTAGCGTTACGATGTTCTACAAGAGATGGTAGAACTTCCTTAGGTTTGTTATCGGCTTCAACCTTATTATAGGTATCAGCGCAATATTGCCCAAGGTCGTCAAACATTTGGAGGATTGATTTACCACCGTTCTTTAGATAGTTAATCATTCTACATCTCCAACGTTATCCAATTCACTAGTAGTGCTTCCATTGAAGTTGCTAGCCTCCCAAAGTTGTATAGAGCAACTAGGGTTATCGGAGTCAGCAATGTTTTGAAGCACTACTATGAATTTCTCCAGTTCAATCTTACGTTGAAGGTTAGATTTACCAGAGAGGCTTAGAGAAATGTTCTTAGCCTTGGTGTTGTGACCAGCCTTCGGAGTATTTAAGAAAGCGCTAAATGGAGTAGGCAAGTCAGCCCATTCATCTAGACCTTCATCAAAGTATCTGAGTTTAGGTCGGTTAGTATTCAAAGATGTTTTATCACCTTCACCGTTAACGAAGAAGTTAAATGTTTCTTCTTTAAGTTTTCTAATAGTCATAAGGTTTCCTATGTTAGAAGTTTAAATTACCCAAAGGTATCATTACCTTTAGAATCACCAAGGTCTAATAATAAAGCTCAGCCTGGCTGTGCTTTCTTCAATAGGTTCTACTAAGAATTGTATGGGCTAACTTCTGGACAAGGTTCCAATAGGCTAAAATTAAAAACAAGGTTCCAAATTGAAAAAAGGGTTTGGCGGTGGGCTCTGACCAAGTAAGGGGTGCCCTGAGTGAGCGATAACTACAAAAAATATTTTGAAAAAAATTTCACAAAAAATTTATTACCATATATAGTGACTAAGCATGAGCACAAAGAAATGTGCGGGTTGCGGGAAAAATTTCCCAAAAAGTGAATATAAGTCTTCAAATGCTAAAGGAGTTTTCTACCGATCGACTTGCCTTTCTTGCCGTACTGTTGCGAGAAACAAGAAAAAAAGTGGTTCTCCAGAAGCATATTTAAAAAGTTTATATCATCATTTAAAATATTCTCGTACTAAAAATAATAAAGACGTAATTTGGGATATTCAACCAGAAGACTTAATAGCAGTTTGGAATAAACAAGGGGGTAAATGTGCCCTTACCAATTTGTATATGACTTACCATAAAGATGGGCATGGTAAAAAAGACTTGAATGCCTCAATTGATAGAATAGATCCAACTGTTTGGTATATACCGAGCAATATTCAACTAGTTTGTAGTCGGGTAAACATACTAAAACACAGTTTATCCGAAGACTTATTGTACTGGTGGTGTAAAAATATAGTAGAATTCAAAGAAAATGAGTGATAAAGAAAACTTTGAACAAGAAAGAGCCGAGCTTCAGTCTCATTATCCTTATGCGGACGTCAAACTTAATGAGCTAAGTGTTCAAGAAGAACGCCTCATACTATATCATCTCCGAGGAATGTCTAAAGCTGCTGCAGGAAGAGCCGCTGGTTATAGGGATAATGAGCATGTCTATAAAATCTTTAAAAAACCAGCTGTACAAAAGATGGTGGCCAAAATGCGTGATGAATTTAAAGAAGAAATTAAGTTTGATAAGCAACAAGCTACTTCTATGTATTTAGAAGCCCACCGTAAATCGGCAACCGCGACCGAAGAAAAGGTTATTACTGATTCATTGTGCAAGCTCCACGGTCTATTTGCACCAGAACATGCTACGCAAATAAATATAAATCTTGATAAAACAGTTCAACAACTAGAAAAACTACCAGATGCTGAATTGTTAAAAATAGCAGGAACTGATAATCAATATCTAATGCCAAAAAAAGATGGAAATAAAGAAGATTGAATGTACCACTTGTAAGGCATTACATCCTGAGACGTTGTACCCAGGAGATGATCAAGTTTGTGTGTACTGCAAAGCTGACGAAGCTGAACGTTTAGTTGCTCCTCAAATAGAAGAACCTATAGAAGAAAAAACAGTTGAACAAACTGAACAAGAAAAAGCGCAACAAGAATTAGCAATGCGTGCGTTGTCACGTAAGCACTTATTACCATTTGTTGAAAGATTTAATTCTGATTATGTAGCAGGTTGGGTACACAAAGATATTTGTTTAAGACTCGAACAATTTAGTCAAGATGTAAACGATAGGAAATCTCCTAGACTAATGCTATTTATGCCGCCTCGACATGGTAAATCTACTTTAGCTTCTGTTGCTTTTCCAGCGTGGCACTTAGGCAAGAACCCTGAACATGAGTTTATTAGTTGTTCTTACTCTGGATCGTTGGCCATGAACTTTAGTCGTAAGGTTCGTCAGCAGTTAAGAGAGCCTAATTATAAAAATGTTTTTTCTGGTGTTTCGCTAGACCCTAGTTCGCAGTCCGTAGAATCTTGGAATACAACCAAGGGCGGTGGTTATGTAGCAGCTGGTGTTGGTGGTGGTATCACTGGTAAAGGTGCGCACGTGCTCGTCATCGATGATCCTGTAAAAAACCGAGAGGACGCCGAATCAGAATATAACAGAGATTCAGTCTGGGATTGGTACACGTCAACTGCGTACACACGTCTTGCTCCAGGGGGCGGTGTGTTAGTAATTCTTACTCGATGGCACGATGATGACTTAGCTGGCAAATTATTATCAGCAGCAGCCGCGGGCGCGGATCAGTGGGAAGTAGTCAAGTATCCAGCGATCGCTGAAGAAGACGAAGAGTTTAGAGAACAAGGCGAAGCGCTTCACCCAGAGCGGTACAGTGCCGAAGCTCTTATGCAGATTCAAAGAGCGGTAGGTCCAAGGGACTGGTCAGCTTTGTATCAACAGAATCCAGTCAACGATGAAGGTGAATACTTCAACCGAGAAATGATTAGGTATTACGATGAAAATGAAGTAGACTTTGACAGGTTACGCTATTACTGCGCATGGGATCTAGCAATTGGTCAACGCGAACGTAATGACTACTCTGTTGGACTAGTTGTTGGGGTTGATGAATACGATAATTTATACGTAGTAGATTGTGTACGAGGGAAGTATGACGGGTTTGAACTTGTTGAACAAATCCTAGACTTATATGAAACTTGGCGTCCCCATGTAGTGGGCATAGAGAAAGGACATATAGAAATGGCATTGGGGCCTTTTTTGCAAAAACGAGTTCGCGAACGTGGGCTCAACGAAGCTTACTTTAAAGATTTAAAAGTAGGACGACGTGATAAAGAAGCAAGGGGTCGTGCGATTCAAGGTAGAATGCAACAGGGCATGGTATACTTTCCACAAGATCCGGTATGGGTTGGTCCGCTTATTGCGGAACTTTTGCGTTTTCCAAACGGGGTTCATGATGACCAAGTGGATGCACTAGCATGGATAGGATTGATGATGACCGAATTCGCTACTTTTGTAGAGAAGATAGAACACGAACCTTCTTGGCGAGATAAGTTAAAATATTTAGCTAAGACAGATAAACGTAAATCAGCAATGAGTTCTTAATGTATCATAAAAAGAAAAAGAAACTTAGTAAGGAAGAAGAGCATTTAATAGCTACCAATCAGT